TCAACCGATAATCGGGATACGCCGGAGAATGAAGCGCAGCAGATACGCGCCCAGGACCATGGTCACGCCTGGACCAATCTGGAATGCATTGGCGAAATAAACGACCGATGGCGGAATTCCCTGGAACGCATTACCGGCTGTAACGAAGAAGTCAGGCACCGGCAACCATTCGAAGAACTTCACGACGCCGGAAACAATCTGTTGAAAAATCCACTGCGGGAAAACCGTCAGGAGATTCCAGAAATAATCAAACGCATCTTGCGCCCACTTAAAGAAGTCCTCGATTGCCTTAAGCGCACGCTGAAAGAAATCGGTCGCCGTCTGAATAAGCTGTTTAATCGCACTAAGAATGCCTTCCATATATCACCTCACGCTGACAAGAACACGCGGACCGACAGCAGCGCCCAAAACGCCAAGAACACTGCCCGCAAGATCGGCTCGATCTGCGCCCACAGATCACAATGAGAACTGAACATGATGCTGGTGTTGAACAGCGACACGCTCTGCGTCGGGCAAGCGCCCCCGCTGGGAAAGTTGATGCGACCCAGCGCCTGGCCTATCGGGGACTTCTGAATTCCCGTCCAAGCCTTCTGTAGGGACTCGTCGAAACCTGGCACCTTGTCTTTACCGAACGGGTTGTTCTGCACAAACGCGCAACTATCGTCCTTACAGCCGCCCGTAAGACCCGAGCCACCGCCAGTTCCACCGCCCTCCCCTGAGCCGTCGCCACCGCCACCCGTACCACCACCATCGCCACCGCCACCAGTTCCAGGCGTACCGCCATCGCCGCCGCCACCCGTACCACCATCGCCACCACCACCTGTACCGCCATCGCCACCACCGCCAGTTCCACCATCACCACCACCGCCCGTACCGCCGCCACCGGTACCGCCATCACCACCATCGCCCGGGTCAGTGGGGTCGGTCGGGTCCGTGGGGTCAGTCGGATCGGTCGGATCGGTGGGGGTCTTCACGCACGTCGTACCAGACCAGCTATAGCCAGCCGGACACCCCGGATTGTTCGGATCGGACGGAGGTTCGTCCGGATCAGTCGGCGGCGTATCGTTCAACGAGGGTCCAGACATCCCCGGGTTATTCGTGTCAGTCGGACACGTACTGCCATCAGTCGTCAGCCAGTAATTGCAGAAGCCCTCATTCGTCGAGCCAGGAACAAAGAAACAACCACTAGACTTAGATGAAGTCGCCAAATACGTACAGTTAGCCTTGCAACCCGTTGGCGGCCTGGAATCAACCACATTGCGGCCACTCAACTGATATACCGGAGACGGCGGAGAACTGAACAAATCACTCAACCCAGCAATACAGTTATTCTCCGGAGGTTTTTCACAAATCCCTGTCTGCGCATTATATGTAGCCCCCGCAGGACAGCCAGTCCCCTTGCGCATGACCGAAATAGTAAAGCTCGGCTCAATACGATTGCCATTAAAATATCTAAACACCGTGCAAACATAGTTTGTCGAGCTTCTCATTTCGCGAGAGTTAATTACCATTTCAACCGAAGGATATTGAGCCTTATAAATGCCCAATCCAACCTCGCACGCCGCACTAGGACTGCCGAACTTCTCAGGCGAAGTCGGACCATTGAGTTGCCAGTAATAATCCTCGGCAAAAGCACTGACCGACGCGAAACACAACACCCATAACAATGCACGCATAGTTACAGCCTCGAAAATATGGCGTAACTACACGCCGCGCCAATAACAAAGAATGCGAACTCATATAAATCCGCCATCACTCAAACTCCCCTGCCAGAAACAAAAAGGGGCGACCGAAGCCGCCCCATCGAACCGCCCTCCCCGATCAGCTCCGCAGGAAGCCCAGGACAACGCGAGCGCCTTTGATGCCGGCATACACAGCGGCCAGCAGCGCAGCGACGGCCAGCACGCCGGTCGCAATGGTCCCGAAGTCGATACCCGAGGTCAGCGTGCTGTAATCCCAACCAGCGGCCGAGGCGGATTGCGAGACGACCAGTGCAGCGCCTACGGCAACGGCAGAACCACCACGAGCGAACAGATTTTTCAGGTTTTTCATAGACTTACTCCTTACATTTTTTTGAGAAAGTCGAGCACGGCCTTGACGCCCAGGGCGCCGACAAGGACCGTCGCGACAAGACCGAACCCGACCGAGAACGCCTGGGCGAGTGCCTCGGGGTCCAACATCGACGGGTCGAACTGCTCCGGCACCTGGGTCAAGACCCACATGCCCGAACACAGGGGCGCCCCATCCGGCGCAATCGAGATGGAGCCATCGCAGGACAGGGCGGAAATCATCAGGAAGCGGCCTGAGCAGCCGCTTTCGGCAGCGGTTTCACGCCGCAAATGCGGTTACGCTGCATGTTCCGAGGGTCCGGCTCGAACTCGAAATTCACCGACGACAGCGGTTCAACGCGTTGGAACTGGCTCACCGCTTCCGGCGCGATCGGCAGGTTTTGCGGCTCCAGGCCGAGTGCAAACTTGCGATCGGGGCGGGTCGATTGCGTGGCATCGACAGCGAAGTGCACGACCGCGATGTCGTAGGCGTTGCCGGTCTTTTTCGAGGTTCCGGCGTCACGAGTCAGGCCGAGATAGACGAAGGGCATTAGGGTTTCCTCTTGCGGATATACGGGCGATTTGTGCGCCCTGGACTGTGCTGAGGGATTGCGCCCAGCAGCGGGTTTCTACGAGCCGTGACGAACGCACGGCGCACGCGTTGCGAGTCGGTACGGGTCGCCGACTCGGTGGCCAGCACGTGGCGCATAAGCCGGCTCAGCAGCTCAGGCGAGTCGATGCCGGCATCGAGCAGTTCAAGCTCCAGGGAGGACCGGAGCGACAAGTACGACTGGCGGTTGATCTCGATAGCCATCACGGCCACCCGAACACGTCGCCCAGGAACGGCGTGCCCTTTTCGTTCGAGATCGTGGACCAGACGCGCTCAGGCTTGCCGCCCTGCTCTTTGTGCTGCTCCAGGGCCTGGAGCGTGGCCGCAACTTGCTGTTGCAACACGGACTGATTCACCGCCGCCCTCACCTGCTGGCGAAGCTGGATCGACCGGTACTGGCTGGCCGACAGGCCGTCGCCCTGGAAGCTGATCGTCCTCATGAGCGAGCCCACACGCCAAGGGCATGAACCAGGGTGACGGCACCGGCGAGCAGCGCGAGGGACTGTAGAGTCGGAGCGAGCATCTCAGGCCACCAACCGCAGGTGACGCGGCACGTCCGGACGCCGGTAGAAGCTCGGCGCGGGCACGTCGAAGGTGCGGGAGACTTCGCGCACGTTGTGGATGAAGAACATGTGCCGCGACGCGTCGAAAGGCAGCTTGATGTCGAAGCCGATAGCCCGAAGACGGGCGCGATGGGTCTGTACAGCAGACTTGTTGAAATCGAATGTCTTGCCGTTCATCCATTCCATTGCATAGGTTGCAGTACGAGTGGCTGCCTGCATGGAGTTGCAGACGCCTACGCGCATCAGTTCTTCAGAAATGCTGGCAATGTCATGTGCGGTCAGGGTCATTTTGTCACCCACCTTCAAAAATTCGCCCAGGTGATCCCAGATGCGCTGTTCATCGAACAGGCCCCAATGGCAGAGGCAGTCCCTCTTCAGCAGCTCGCTCTTGAGCTTGATTTCAGCGCGGACAACTCCGACTTCCACGCACCAGTCGCGCACCTGGCTAACGTAGCGGTACTCCTCAGACTCAACGCCGTAGCGCCGTAGAACCTTCGGCAGCAAGTGACGGGTCAGTTCCAGACCCTTGTTGTAGTAACCCGGATACACCAGGCGACCGGCCTTCTCTCCCCCGCTGGGCGTCCACACAACGGTGCCGCCGTCCGGGTACAGGTAGCCGATGGAGTTCCGAAAGCGCTGGCTCGACAGAGCCCGCAGATATGCCGACTCGTTGCCCTTCCCTACGAAGAGATTCCGGGTCGCATCGATCCGAGTGAAAGTGAACCCGTCCACCACCGCCGAACCGTCCTGCAGACGATCAAGCCGGGTGCAGCGGGTGAGCGGCGGAAGACCGATTTCCGGCGCGGTCAAGATCGAATTGATGACGGCCATGTTGTCCGCGAGCGTGGTCAGGCCGTAGAGGTTGTCCAGGCGGTTGACGCGGCTCGCATTGCCATCGACGTACACCCGGCGCCCTGCCACCTGAATGCGAAACTTCGTGCTGTAGCTACCCTCGGCATGGAAGGGCGGGCACGACTGGCTCAGCACCTCATTGGTCTCTGAGTCGACGTTCAGTCGAATGACCTTGCCCACCTGGGGAATGTCGAACGGGAAATCCTGATAGCCGGATATCCAGTCGTAGAACATCGGTGAACGCGGATCAGTCGAAGGCGACATTGATTTCCCTGTCGAAACTGAGTTTCTAAGAAATTAGATTCGAGCGGAAAATTAGATTCTTAGATTCTCAATGTCAAGGGTCTTAGAAAATCAGGCTAGGATAGGCCCCGCCAAACAGTTGACGGACATAGGAACGAGATGCCCACAAAGCACATCGACGACGCGACATGGCGAAAGGTCGAGAAAGAGACCGTCAAAGCCGTGATCCACTTGCAAGCATCGGTAAAGGACACCGAGGTCCTACGCTGGCTGATACTGAAGGGTCTCGAAGAAATGACCCCGGAAGACCTTGAGCGCTTCCACAAAAAAAGGGACTAGCCACGCGGCGAAGACGAGGCCGCATGCGAAGTCAAAAGCGACTGCGCGCATGGGGTCACCCCGGAGTTCCGGGGTAAAGTGGGGGTGTTACAGCACCCCCACCCCTTCCGGCGTCATTCCCGTGACGCATCACGCGAATTCAGCACAGTCAAAAGCATGTCTCCGACGTCCAGGGTTGCACCCTGGAANCGCCCAGGCCTGGACGAACACCGGCATGGACACCACCTTGCCCTTCTGCTGGTTCCAGGCGTTGTTCAAACCGCCTTCCATGTGCTTCTTCGAGAGGCGAACAGCAATGATCTTCTGCTCGATCAACCCGAACTTGTTCGGCTGCTCGACCTGGACAAGCACTGAGTGCTCGGTGATTTGCTGCTGGCCGTTCTGGCCGTTGATGGTGCGGGTTTCGGAGTAATAGCCCTGGCACAGGCCGATGAGAGCGAGCATATGGATTACCTCAGGGGTTCAACTTGTGGGCGTGCGCCCGGTTCACGAAATGCCCATGCGGGCGGCGTCACGCTCCGGCCACGCCGGAACGTCTTGAAGTCTCGGTTGATGCGCTGCCGGCGAACGGCCTCGGCGGCCTGTTCCCGGACGACTCTGCGCATGACCAGGTCCAGGACCTGGCGCACCAGGTGCTCGTCCTGGACAAGGTGGGAAAGGTCTTGCTCAAGGTCCCAGCGGAGCGACTGATGGGCCACCTTATCCATCGCTGCGCGCCCTCCTCGGCTCGTCGAGCCAGCGCACGAAGCGCCGGAAGAACGCGAAGAACAACGCCAGGAACGCCACCAGGGCGCAGACGGCAACCACCATTGCCAGCACCGGGAACGCCGCGCAGAACTCGAAAATGGCGGCGACAATGGGCGTCAACATCGCGAACAGGGCGATGAAGACCACCCAGCCCAGCAGAAACCGCAGAGGCGCTTTCATCACGCAGCCTCCACGGTCGGCTCGACGTACCAGTCGGGGCGCTGGGCGCTGAAATCGACTTGGACGAACCTCAGGAGCGGCACAACGTTGTTCGCTCGCTCCCCATGCAGTTTCTGCAAGGCCGCCTTGGAAAGACCCGCCTCACACAAGTCAGAGACATGGCGGTAGAAAGTCCGGCGAGCCATCGAATCCATGGTCTCCTGCCAGCCGTAGTCCTTGAGGCTGCGATACGTCCGGAACAGGTTCCGGGCATAGCTATCATCTGGCTTACCAGGGACGAAGACCGAGGGAACGACAACTCCCGCCTCTTCGCGTTGTTTGGTATACCGGCCCTTGCCTTCTTTGGTGAACTTCTCTAGCAGTGCGGCCAGCACTTTTTCATCATCAATTACGCTCATCTGGATACCCTCAAAGGCCGCGAACAAATCGCCTGTAACCGCCTGCCAGCACTCTTGGATCAAACAGCGACCCTCCCCCGAAAGCTGCTGCTGGTACGCGATCAAGTCATTCAGCCGGGACGGAATGCCCCGACGCTCAAGCCAGCGGTGCATCACCGTGGCTTCCATGCGGAGCAGGTAGCGCACCCACTCCTGCAACCGTGGGTCAGACATGACCCGAGCAGACCGAGCAGCCGACAGATCGGCCCGCCCTGCCCGCTTCAATTCGTCCAACTGAGCCTGAAACTCGGTGTGTTTGAGATACGCCTTCAGGCGCTTCAGACGGGACTCTTTCGCTCCCCAGTAGGCGGACGTCTGGTAGTTGTCGCCGCGACTCTTGGTGTGGCCGTTGCTGACGTTGGTCAGCGCCTGGATGACCTGGAGCGCGGTGCGCTCATCCGGCAACCGGCTGGAATACGTGCAGTCCAGGGCGTAGACCTGAGTCGCCGGAACATCGAGCTTGGCGAACAGGTCGGGATACGTGGCGTGTAGCCACTTGAACATCACCTCGGCCCCCTTCTGGATGCAGGTTGGACCGAACACGTTGTGCCCCTGGAGCAACTTCGCCGGGCTGGCTTTCAGCTCTACGCCGGGCATCAGACGCTTGCCCAGCGACTGGTGAAAAACCTTGAACGCAAGCGGCGTGAAGCCCGTGCTCAGCGACTCCCAAACATGCCGCAGATAGTCGGCCTGTAGCTCTCCGCCCTCCCCTCGGCTGATCTGCCCCTGGAGCGGCACGCCCAGGCTCTCCAGATCAACGACATGCACCGGGTCCGCACGCCCTTCCACCCCGAGCAGTTCGATGTGCTCGAGACGGAAAGGAACGAAGAGGTGCAACTTGTCGAGCATGGAAAACCTGTCAAGCCCCTACAAAGGAGCCATTAAGGTATCCCTAGTGATACTTACGAGTCAATACAGAACAGATACCATGAAGTATCCCTTTGGACTCTAACGATTCTGACGAGGCTTAAGCTCGCATGCACCGAAGACACACAAGCGACGATTCAATAATGAGCATCGCCGATAGCATAAAGAAAGCTAGAAAAATCAAAGGCTTGACGCAGGCTCAGGCGGCGGAGCTTTGTGGGATAAGCCTAGTCAGTTACAAGCGGTATGAGGGTGGCAAGAATGCACCCCGTGCGGATCAGTTAGTGAAGCTTGCTCAAGGGCTGCAAATCTCAAGCGACGAGATAGTCATGGAGTCTGAAGACCGGTCCGTATCTGAGGAGTTCCGCTCAATATTCAAGAGGATAGAGTCCCTACCAGAAGAGGACCGGGCACGAATCAAAATGGCACTAAAGGGCCTGCTACTGGCCATCGATCACGAGAGGCTAGGCAACTGAAAGTGCCACCATGGCACAAAAGTCCACCATTAGAGTAGGTGGACCCGGCTGCGCCGGGATCGCTCCCGGCCACCCCTCCACAACACCCACCCATCAACACCAAGGGACGCTGTCCCTTGTCATCCCTGCCCTTCGCCAGGGGGTCAGAGGGCAGGGGGAGAAAAGCTTCCCCCTACCCTATGACC